CGAACAACTTGAAGAATATAGTAAAGGGGTTCAGTCGCGTATTTCAAAACTTACTCGTAAGATGCGTGAAGCTGAGAGACAAAGAGACGCAGCTACCGAGTATGCAAGAGCGGCTGATGAAAGTCGTAAAACGTTAGAAAAACGTTTTGCTAAAACAGACTCTGATTATATTAAAAAGTTTGAGTCAAGCGTTAAGGAAGGAATGGATTCTGCCCAAAGAGAATTGGCTAGAGCCATCGAAGCTGGAGACGCTAAGGCACAAGTAGAAGCTAATAAAAGGATCGCAACTTTAGCATTTGATAATGCTAGACTGCAAGAAAACAAGGAGATTAGAGAAGAAGCACCACCTGCAAAACCTGCAGATGTAAGACCACCAATACAGTCTGATTCTCAAGTTCCTCCTGCAGATCCTCAAGCAGAAGCTTGGGCTGGCAAAAACACATGGTTCGGTCAAGATCGAGCTATGACATTTACTGCGTTCGAAATTCATAAAGATTTAGTGGAAAAAGAAGGTTATGATCCTAAATCGGATGAATATTATGCTGAAGTAGATAAAAGAATTCGTGTTGACTTTCCGCATAAATTTGGTACAAGTGATAATAAGCAATCGACCGAGCCCGTTCAGACGGTGGCTTCAGCGAAAAGAAGCATAAAACCTGGTCGCAAAACTGTGAGACTCACTTCCTCACAAGTAGCAATAGCTAAAAAATTAGGAGTGCCACTCGAAGACTACGCAAAACAATTAAAAAACACGAAGGGAGTAATATAAGCGTATGACAAAAGAAGATACAAAACAACCTCGTGCGAGCCAAACACGGTCAAAGTCTGAAAGACCAAAAGTGTGGGTTCCTCCATCATCTCTAGATGCACCTCCTGCACCTGACGGATACAGGTACAGATGGATAAGAGCTGAATCAATGGGATTTCAAGATTCGAAAAACATAACTGGACGTTTAAGAGAAGGTTATGAATTAGTTCGAGCCGAAGAAATCGAAAATGCTTCAGACTATCCAGTCGTCGACGAAGGTCGATACAAGGGGGTAGTAGGGGTCGGTGGCCTTTTGCTTGCAAAGGTTCCAGAAGAGATTGCGCAGCAACGTCAAGCTTACATGACAAGACAACATGAAGCTAGAAACGAAGCAGTAGAAAACGATCTTATGAAGGAGCAGGATAAGAGGATGCCAATCAATATTGAAAGGCAGTCTCGTGTAACCTTCGGTGGTACAAAGAAGTAATTTTATTTCTACGGCGCAACGCCTATCATCGATTTTATTTAACCGTTTACAGCTAAAACTGTAAACACAAGGAGTAATACTATGGCAAATAGAAACGCAAAAGGTATTGGACTTCAACCTTCTGGTGTAATGGGTAACGAACCCGCAACACAAGGTCAGTCTAAATATCATATCGACGCGGGTCATGTCGCAGCTATTTATAATGGAGAAGCCGTTAAAACAACTGGTGGATACATTACTACAGGATCTGCAGGCATAACTGCTAACACCCTTGGGACTTTAAATGGTGTATTTTACAACGCTACTTCAACGAAGAAGCCAACGTGGAATACCTATTACCCAGGAAATATTACTCCAGCAGATAGTGAAGATGTAACAGCATTTGTATGCGATGATCCTATGGGACTTTGGATTGGAAACTTTGATGCAGCTCTTGGCGCTAATACGCCAGCAGCGATCGCAGCAACAATCGGAGCCACAGCAGGAACAGGAACTTCCTCAGGAAGTACCATCAATGGCAGATCAGATGTAACGTTAACTCAAGGCACTATCGCACCGCTAGCTAATAGTTGGAGAGTTTTAAGGGTTGTAGAAGACCCTGCGAACAGCGATATGACAGCAGCATTTTGCTCTGTTGTAGTTGTTCAAAACTTAAACCAAATTATTAACTCAGCATAATAGGAGCATATAGACATGGCAATATCACGAGCACAGCTAGTTAAAGAACTAGAACCAGGCCTGAATGCACTATTTGGGCTGGAGTACAAAAGGTATGAAAATCAGCACGCTGAAATTTATGCCCAGGAGTCATCTGACAGAGCTTTTGAAGAAGAAGTAATGTTAAGTGGTTTCGCAAACGCAGATGTAAAAGCAGAAGGGCAAGGCATCAATTACGATGAAGCTCAAGAAACTTTTACAGCACGTTACACTAATGAGACTATCGCTCTAGCATTTGCGATAACAGAAGAAGCTATCGAAGATAACCTCTACGATAGAATCGCTTCTCGTTATACAAAAGCTTTAGCTAGATCTATGAGTAATGCTAAAGAAGTTAAATCAGTCAATCCATTAATTAATGGTCTACCAGGTGGTAGCTTTAATACTGGTGACGGTGTAACTTTACTTAATGCATCTCACCCAACAATTGCAGGTACGTTTTCAAACACGCTTGCAACTGCGGCAGATCTAAACGAAACATCATTGGAGCAGTCTGTTATAGACATCGCTGCAATGACGGACGAAAGAGGTCTTAGAATTGCAGCAAGACCGACGAAAATGATTATACCGTCGGCTCTACAATTCACTGCTGAGAGATTGATGAAATCTCAAGGTAGAGTGGGAACAGCTGATAATGATATCAATGCAATCAAATCAATGGGTTCAATCCCTCAAGGTTATAGAGTTAATAACTTTTTAACTGATACTGATGCATTTTACATCATTACAGACGTACCTAACGGTATGAAAATGTTCAATCGTGCTCCATTGACAACTGCAATGGAAGGCGACTTCGATACTGGAAACGTTAGATACAAAGCTAGAGAAAGATACAGCTTCGGCTGTTCTGACCCTAGAGGTATCTTCGGATCACCAGGAGCGTAACAACATTAGAAATGAGGCGGCCTTAAAATCGCCTCATTTCGATTATAAAGTAAGAAATTACCAATGAAAAACTTCAGAGTACAAATCAGATATCATG